CCGTAGTACAACCTAGGAGAATGAAATGAGTGAAAACACGAAAAAAACTCAAATCACGATTGACGATGTAGAGTATGCGTATGAGGACTTAACGCAAGAACAGCAACATCTTTTTAACCACTGTCTTGACTTGGATAGAAAGATTGGTTCTGCACAGTTCCAACTTGACCAATTATCTGTTGGCAAGAACGCATTTATTAATCTACTAAAAGAATCGTTAGAAAAGAAAGAGTAGAGCATGGATAGCATGATTGCAGAGAACGATAAACGAATATCAGTCCATGAAGCGATATGTGCTGAGAGATACCAACGCATAGAGGAATCATTTGAACGAGGTTCTAAGCGTATGGCTCGCATCGAATATATGCTCTATGCAATCATGTTATTTACTTTCTTTGGTAAAGACACTTTTATGGAGTTATTACAAGCTGTAGTAATAAAATAGTGGATACAGTAGACATACTAGCAAAGATTTGGCCCTTGCTTGTGGGGTTTGTAACGCTTGTTATTGTGCTTGCCAAAATGGATAATAAAGTGTCAGTCCTTGAAGAAAAAGTGAAGACGTTGTTTGAACTTTGGAATAAGAAATGAATATTCAAGACATTCTAAAAGCGGTACTACCAATTGTCGTAGCTTGTCTTGCATGGCTTCTTGGTCAAGTGTCTGATTTCTCTACACGGCTAACTAAGATTGAAGGGCAAATGCCTGCTTTAATTACTAAAGAAAATGTGCCAACTGACTCACCTTTGTCTGCCGAAAAGCGTCATGCAATGAAGGAAGAAATTTATCGAGATATTCACCAGCTACAGGTTAAAGTGCAGTTGCTTGAAGAACGAGAGAAGAGGAAATAATGTTAGGACTTGATGCAATACTAAACATAGGCGGTAAGTTAATTGATAAGTTAATCCCTGACCCAGAGGCTAAAGCTAAAGCACAGTTAGAATTAGCAACCCTAGCCCAAAATGGCGAACTTGCTCAGTTACAAGCAGATGTAAGCGAACAGCAAGAACTGACTAAGCGACTTCAAGCTGACATGATGTCTGACTCTTGGCTATCAAAGAACATTCGCCCTATGACCCTTATATTCATTCTGTTGACCTATACAACCTTTGGCATGATGTCAGCTTGGGATGTTGAGGTAAATAATAACTATGTAGAGCTGCTAGGTCAATGGGGCATGCTCATTATGAGCTTCTATTTCGGAGGCAGGACGCTAGAAAAAGTGATGGAGATGAAGAAAAATGCTAAGTAATTGGGATAAGTCTTTTGATATGGTTATTGCCCATGAGGGCGGATTTACTAACGACCAACGAGATAAAGGTAATCATTTACCTGATGGTCGTGAAGGATGCACAATGTGGGGCTGTACACAAGCTGTTTGGGAAAAATATGTAGGACATGAAGTAACTCAAGATGATATGAAAGCGTTGAAGAAAGAAGATGTTAAACCTGTTTACAAAAGAGATTATTGGGATGCTGTTAGGGGTGATGATTTACCTAATGGCGTGGATTATGCCGTTTTTGATTTTGCTATTAATGCAGGGGCATTCGCCGCTCGGAAGATGATTCAAAGAGCCTTACGAGTAAACGCTGATGGCGTTATTGGACCTGCTACCTTACAAGCCATTAAAGATGCTAATGGGTTGGACTTGCTCAAAAAATTCAGTAATAATAAAGAAGAGTTCTACAAGTCATTAGATAACTTCCCAACCTATGGTAAAGGATGGCTAAAAAGGGTGGCTGATGTACAGAAATCAGCAGAAACCATGATTGTATAGGCTTTTCCAAGAAAAAGTATTAAAATCACTACAACTGTTTGGGAAAAACGGTAGCCGAGATTAACTAGGGCAACTAAATATGACAACTCCTGCGGCAGTAATGACTTATGACAGTTTAACGACAGATATTACGCAATATCTAGAGCGTAATGACGCGGCTGTTGTTAACCAAATTCCATCCTTCATTATGTTGGCGGAGTTTGAGATTGCCGAACAGATTAAGACTCTAGGTCAACAACAGGTTGTCGAATCTACGATGACTGTTGGCGAGCCTGTAATCCCTAAGCCTGCAAGATGGCGCAAGACAGTTTCCATGAATGTCACGGTAAGTGGACAAATTCAGCCTATTTTATTAAGAAAATACGAGTATTTACGGCAATACGCACCCTCTTCTACTACTACAAGCACCCCTTTATATTACTCTGACTACAACTACGATAATTGGCTCGTAGCCCCTACTCCTGACCAAGCATATAGTTTCGAGGTCTTATATTACGAAAGATTAGCTCCCCTGTCCTCAACCAATCAAACGAATTGGATAACGCAAAATGCTCCGAATGCAATGCTTTATGGAACATTATTACAAGCGATGCCATTCTTAAAAAATGACCAAAGACAGATTTTCCAACAAAAGTATACGGAAGCAATGCAAGTCTTGAAACAAGAAGACCAATTACGCCTTGCTGACCGTCAAGCTATGGCGATTGACTCATGACAAATCCTACCTATACCAACCCATTTACAGGGCAAACCGTTTCCCCATCTCCTGTGGGGTACGAGTCGCTGTCTATATCAGCAGATACAACCCTGCAATGGCCCATCAACGGTAATGACCAAACCCAAGTTGTTGCAAACATTATTGAGGTAACTGCAACAGTTGCAAGTCTGTCCTTAATAATGCCACCTGCAACACAGGTTTCGGTTGGACAAACAGCGTTAATTAGGAATATTGGCTCAAATACCTTTACCGTTAAAGATAACGCAGGTGGGACGATTGTCTCTATCGCATCAGGTATTGCTCAGTATATTTATACGACAAGTAACACAACCGCGGCGGGCACTTGGTCAACCGTTACATTTGGCGCAGGCACATCAGCGGCTAACGCAGCGACTCTAGCAGGATACGGTTTAACGGCTCTAGGAACGACTTTAAATCAATCTTACGAGGTTGTTAACTACTATGGTAGTGCAACTCTTCCATCCACCGTAAGAGCGCAGTTTAATGTGTGGTCAAGTGGTGTTGGAACATTAACCTTACCTGCTTCAGGTACTGTTGGTGAAAATTGGTTCTGCATGATTCGTAACAACGGTACAGGCATTTTGACCATTGCTCCGCAAGGAACAGACACAATCGATGGTAACGCTAATCAACAACTACAGTTAACAGAATCCTTAGTAATTGTCTGTAATGGCACAGGTTGGAATACCTTTGGCTTAGGACGCTCGAATTCCTTTGTCTATACGCAATTAGCGTTAACAATTACAGGCGGTACGACTACCTTAACGAGTGCACAAGCTGCTAACACTATTCAAGAGTATTCAGGTACATTAACAAGCAATCAAATTATTATTGTCCCTTCAACGGTACAGCTTTATACCTTTACTAACAACTCAACAGGGGCGTTTAGTTTAACGATTAAAACAGCCGTGTTTGGTGGAGCTACTGTGGTTGTCCCACAAGGCGATTCCTTGGTGGTTATCTGTGACGGTACAAATGTCTATAACGCGGCTTCAGGCTCATCAAGTTCATTAACATCGCTTACGTTAGGCAATGGCTCTTTAGCAGTCCCATCGCTCAAGTTTACAGGTGACACAAATACAGGTTTATATTTACCTACTACAGGAAAGCTAGGGTTTGTCATTGCCAATACCTTAGCAGGTTACTTTGATAGTACAGGATTCTATGCAACAAACGGCATTAAAGGGGGAGGATTTTGACCCAAAAGGTTATCTCTCTAGCCATCCCCCCAGGGATACAACGAGATGGTACTTTATTTGATTCACCGATGTATGTCGATGGCAAATGGGTACGATTTCAGCGTGGTCGTCCTCGTAAGATAGGCGGTTATTCAGGCTTATTCTTGAATGCTACAGGCATTAGCCGTGGTATGGTTATGCAGTCCCAAAATGGCTTAAATTATGTCTATTCAGGGCAAAGCGGTAATGTTTTGGCTTGGCAGACTGACAATGATAATGCAATAGGATTTGGTCCAACGACAATTACGCTTGATGCGAGTTTTGTCAGTAATGCTAATAATTTATGGCAGTGGGAGATTGGTTACGATAGCGGTGGTTCAGGTGATTTAACGGTAATCGGTCATGCAGGTCAGAATCTAACGAATATTGATAATACGGTCAATACTTTCCTACAAATTGGTAATTTTCCCTATGGGAACATGACCAAATTAGGGACATTTACAGCCTCTACCGTTACTGCAAACGGCTCACCAACGATTACTATAACACCTGCTAATTTACTCATTGGGATTGGTCAAACTGTCACAGGCACAGGTATTCCTTCAGCTACAACAATAACGAATGTTGTACAAACAACACCTACAACGACTATTACTTTATCTGCAAATGCGACTGTTACAGGCACAAATACACTGACTTATGACAATAATTTAGCTGTTTCAGGCGGTGTTGTTATGTTATATCCATATCTCTTTATTTATGGTAATGATGGCTTAATAAAGAACTGTTCTGCAGGAAACTTTCAAAATTGGGTAGGAGCGGATTCAAACGAGAATAATGTATCTGCTACTAAAGTTGTTAAAGGCTTAGCGGTAAGGGGTGGTACAACATCACCTGCAGGTCTTTTTTGGTCAGCCGACCAATTAACAAGGGTAACTTACGCTCCACAACAGATAGGTACATCGACTATTTATTGGCGGTATGACATTGTTTCTTCACAGACATCGATTATGTCGAGTCAATGTGTGATTGAGTATGACGGCATTTATTATTGGTGCGGTGTTGACAGGTTCTTAATGTATAACGGTGTTGTGCAAGAAATAGCAAACCCTACAAATACAAACTTCTTCTTTGATAACTTAAATTATGCCCAAAGACAGAAGGTATGGGTTACTAAGATACCTCGTTGGGGTGAGATATGGTGGTTTTATCCATCAGGTGATTCAGTCGAATGCAACAACGCCATTATTTATAACGTCAGAGAGAAGATTTGGTATGACGCAGGGTACGCAGTAGGGTCAAACCGCTCTGCAGGCGTGTTTTCTGAGATATATAGAAAGCCTATTTGGGCTGATAATGCTGTCAATACGCAAGGTAAATACACACTGTGGTCGCATGAAACAGGCGTTAATCAGACTTATTTAACACAGGTAACGGCTGTGCAATCGTATTTTGAGACAAACAACCTTGGATGGGTAACAGGCGGGCCAGGGAATGTTCAGGTTATGGGTGATAACAAGTGGATACGGATTGAGCGTGTTGAGCCTGATTTTGTGCAAGATGGGGAGATGAATTTATATATAACAGGTAAAGGCTATGCAGATGATGAAGATGTCACCTCAGAGCCTTATACCTTTGACTCAAATACATTAAAAGTTGACATGCGAGAGCAACGTCGTGAATTACGAATGAGGTTTGAAAGTAACACCTTTAACGGCAACTACGAGATGGGTAAAGTATTAATTAGTGCTGATATTGGTGACGAAAGAAGTACAGGTAACCCATAATGTCTACTACTTTTGACCCTAGGGACTTGACATGGGATTTATGGTGCGCTTCAATGGCTGACTTGTTTTCTGCTCAACAGTTAGGAACAGTCCCTGAAGAGCGATGGAGAGATTGGGCTAACGGTATGCAAGGTATTGGATACTTTGTGAATAGCGGTGTACCTGATGCGAGAAACTTTGAAACATGGCAGGATTGGGCTAAGAGCTTAGTCGGCATTATGGATATAGATTACATATGACATTCGAAGAATATCTACAAACTCAAGGTTATCGTTATATACCATCACAAGGTGGAGATGATGCGCCAAGAAGCGGTTGGGCAAGAGATGCTGTAGATGGAGATGGTAATTATTATGTAAATTTTCTTGGCGGTGATGACGAAGAAAATGAGCAGAGAACTTATCAGCGTGATTATTACAGACCTGAACCTGCTCCTCCACCGCCACCTGAGCCTGTTGCCCCACTTGCACCAGCTCCTGCACCAGCACCAGAACCATCTGGACCATCGGGACCCGTAACATCGGGAGAAGATTTAGATTACATGACTCAAGTTGAGGCTAATTGGCGTGAATCTAACCCAATGGATGACCCTAGATACGCAGAGCTATATAAAAGAAATACAG